ATGACAGGTGGTACTAACATCACTATATCAGGTGAATTAGATGCAGCCACATTAGATATTAGTGGTAATGCAGACATAGATGGAACTCTTGAAGCCGATGCTTATACAGTAGACGGAACAGCTCTTAATGAATATATAGCTGACACAGTTGGAGCAATGGTAGGCTCTAATACCGAGACAAATATTACAGTTACCTATGAAGACGGAGATAATACTCTAGACTTTGTTATAGGTACTCTTAATCAAGACACAACAGGTACTGCTGATAACATTACAATTTCAGCTAATAACTCCACAGACGAAACAGTTTATCCAATCTTTGTAGATGGTGCTACTGGAAGTCAAGGAGCAGAAAGCGACACAGGATTAACATATAATCCTTCTAGTGGTCTTTTAACTACTACACTTTTAGCAGGTACACTAAATACAGCAGCACAAGGAAATGTAACAAGTCTTGGAACATTAACAGCACTTACTGTAGATAATGTTGCAATTGATGGTGCAGTAATTGGACATACAAGCGATACAGACTTAATAACACTATCAAGTGGTGTAGTTACAGTTGCTGGTGAAGTTGATGCTACAAGTTTAGATATTTCAGGTAATGCCGATATAGATGGTACACTTGAAGCAGATGCATATACAGTTGATGGAACTGCTTTAAATGAATACATAGCCGATACAGTCGGTGCTATGGTTGGCTCGAATACTGAAACTAATATAACAGTTACTTACGAAGATGGAGACAATACTTTAGACTTTGTTATTGGAACATTAAACCAAGATACAACAGGAACAGCAGATAATATTACAATTTCTGCAAATAATAGTACAGATGAAACAGTATACCCAATCTTTGTTGACGGAGCTACAGGATCGCAAGGTGCTGAGAGTGATACAGGTTTAACATACAATCCTTCTAGTGGTTTATTAACTTCTACACTTTTTGCAGGTACATTAAATACTGCAGCTCAAGGAAATGTAACAAGTTTAGGTACACTAACAACTTTAACAGTTGATAATGTTATCATTAATGGAACAACTATTGGACATACTTCTGATACAGACTTAATAACTTTAGCAGATGGTAATGTTACTATAGCAGGAGAGTTAGATTTAACTACATTAGATGTATCAGGTAACGCAGATATTGACGGAACATTAGAAGCTGATGCGATTACAGTAGATGGTACAACTTTAGCAGAATATATAGCTGATACAGCAGGTGCTATGTTCTCAAGTAATACTGAAAGTGGTATTACAGTAACATATCAAGATGGAGATAATACAGTTGATCTTGCTGTAGACGCAGCTCAAACAGGTATAACTTCAATATATGCTACAGATTTAATCTTAGGAGAAGATTCTCAAACTGCTATTGACTTTGGAACAGCAAATGAAATTGATTTCAAAGCAGACAACGCAGCTAGATTAACATTAACATCTAGTGCATTATATCCAGTAACAGATAATGAAATAGACTTAGGTACAAGTTCTTTGGAGTTCAAAGATGCGTTCTTTGATGGTACAGTAACATCAGATGCCTTTGCAGGTCCATTAACAGGAGATGTTACAGGTACAGCAGACTTAGCAACTAGTGTAACAGTTAGTGCTAATAACTCAACAGATGAAACTGTATATCCTGTATTCGTAGATGGTGCAACAGGTTCTCAAGGAGCTGAAACAGATACTGGATTTACCTATAATCCTTCAAGTGGTTTATTAACTATTGCAGGTGAATTAGATGCAGGGTCTTTAGATATATCTGGAAATGTAGATGTTGATGGAACACTAGAAACAGATAATTTAACAGTTGGTGGAGCACAAGGTAGTGATGGACAAGTACTTACTTCAACAGGAAGTGGGGTAGCTTGGGAAAATGCTGCAAGTGGTGGTGCATCAGATTTAGATGGTTTATCAGATGCTAAGACTTTTGGTACTGGTTCAATTATGTTGGGAGATGCTACAACAGGAACTATTAGTGGAGCAAATTATAATACTGGTTTAGGTATTGATGTATTTGCAGCTTTAACTACTGGTGATAAAAATACAGTAATGGGTTATCAAGCTTTAGATGCTAATACAACAGGAGAAGATAATACTGCTATAGGTGTTGATGCTTTAGGAGCAAATACTACTGGTGGTTTAAATACTGCTTTAGGAGTTAATGCATTAAGAGATAATACAACAGCATCAAATAACACAGCAGTTGGTATGAACTCTTTATTAGTTAATACGACAGGTACTGGAAATACAGCAATCGGTGTACAAGCCTTAGATGCTGCTACCACAGCAAATTATAATACTGCTATGGGTCATGTTGCATTAACCTCAAATACAAGTGGTACAGAGAACACTGGTATAGGTTCTCAGGCTATGTATGCAAATACCACAGGATCAAACAACACTGGTATAGGTTCTCAGGCTTTATATGCAAACACGACAGGTGCTGGTAATACAGCACTTGGTTATCAATGTTTAGATGCCAATACGACAGCAGATGGTAATACGGCTGTGGGTAATATTGCTTTAACAGCAAACACGACAGGTACAGGTAATGTAGCTGTGGGTTCTACAGCTTTAGACGCTAATACAACTGGTGATTATAATACAGCAATCGGTTTTAATGCTTTAGGTGCTAATACAACTGCAAATGATAATACTGCTATTGGTAGAGATGCTTTGAGAGTAAATACCACTGGTGCTAGCAATACAGCCTATGGTAATAATACTTTATATAGCAATAGCACAGCTTCTAATAACACAGCCGTTGGTAAAAATGCTTTATTATCAAACACCACTGGTGCTTCTAATGTTGCTGTTGGTACTTTAGCTTTAGACGCTAATACCACAGCAGATAATAATACAGCAATGGGTTATGCAGCTTTAGGAGCAAACACGACAGGAACAGCCAACGTAGCCGTTGGTAAGAGTGCTTTAGCAGCAAATGTAACTGCTAATAATAATACAGCAGTTGGTTATAACGCTTTAACATTAGCCACTTATGGCAACAATACTGCTGTTGGTGCTTATTGTTTGGATTCACTAACATCAGCTCTAAGTAATACGGCTGTGGGAATAGCCGCAGGAGCAGCAATAACTACTGGTGCTAGTAATACAGCGATTGGTACTTATGCACTGTCAACAAATACAGCAGGTGCAAACAGTGTAGCTATTGGTTATTATGCTTTAAAAAATCAAAATTCGACTGTATCTAACGTAGCAGTAGGCTGGAGTGCTTTGGAAAACTTAACGTCAGGTACAGAGAGTGTTTCTGTTGGTATTGGTGCTGGAAGAAACACCACAACAGGTAATTATAATGTTAATTTGGGTCATTCCGCAGGAGATGTTGTAACCACTGGAGGTCATAACATCTGTATAGGCTATGGAACTGATCCTTCTGCTTCTGGAGCAAACACTCAAAATGTTATAGGTTTTTCTCTTACTGGAACGGCAAACGATAGAACACATATAGGATCAAGTGGAGGGCATGTTTATAATGACTTTACTTCTAATAATACATGGACTCAAACATCTGATAAAAGATTAAAAAAGAATATTAATGATGATACTTTAGGTCTTGCTTTTATCAATGAATTAAATCCAGTTACATTTAATTGGAAACCACAAGCAGAAGTTGATCCTGAGTTTCAAGCAACTCGTTTAAATAAAGGCGAAAAAGACACAGAAACTTTAATTCATGGACTTTTAGCACAAGATGTTAAAGAAGCTATGAACAAAGTAGGTAATACAACTTTTAATGGGTGGGATGAAACTGTAGATGGACAATCAGTATCCAGAGAAATGTTTATAACACCTCTCATCAATGCAATAAAAGAACTCTCGGCAAAAGTCGAAGATTTAGAAAAACAACTTAATAATAAGGAGTAAAAAATGGCAATAACTAAAACATTAACAGGTGCGATACCTTATGAAAATACCAGTGATGAAGTAGAACGCTGGGAATTACAGGTGGTATACACACAAGGCACTGAAGGTACGGCTGATTACTATGAAAGTAGTTTTAGCGAAACTGTTCATGCTGAAGATGATGATGGTACTACCAATTTTACTGAGTTAGACAAAACTGCTTGGTCACTCGCTGACCTTTTAGCTTTATGTCCGATCAGTCAATGGGATGATATATTTGATAGTCAGTATGATTCAGTAATAACGAATCCACCTGAAGTTTGCACACCAGATAATGATTTTGTAGTACCTACAGAATAATATAAGGGAGATAATTAAATGGAGTTATCCCCTTATATAGTCTGGAATATCCTATTAACTTTGGTGGTAGCACCACTGTTGTACACTATACGTAGTAATGCTTCAGAGACTAAAAGGGTAGATATACTATTAAACAAAACAAGAGAAGAGATGGCAAAAGACTATGTAACCAAAACAGAACTAGAAAGCGATATGGAAAGAGTGTTTGCCATTCTAGACAAGATTGAAGAGAAGTTAGATAGGCTTTTCGAGGCGAAGTAATATGGCAAGAAATAGTAAAAATAAAAAAATAGCTAGAAAGAATAAAAAACTACGCTCTCGTAAAGATAGTACTGCACGTTTAGACATGCGTAAGGGTGGTCGTGTGGCTTTACAACGTGGTGGACCAAGAGGTCGAGCAGAAGAAGAAGAGTTAAAGCAACAAGCTCAAAGAAGAAAACCTAGACCTACTCAAACTCAGCCTACTGCTCCTACTACACCAGCTCCTACACTCCCACCGGGTGTAGACCCTAAAGCTGTAGCAGCAGACCCTGAAGGATACCAAAGACATCTTAAAGCTGCACAAGAACAGGAAGCAAGAATGCCGGGTTCTACTTTTTTATCTCAACAACCAGCAGCTCCTACAGCTCCTATAGTTTCTAGTGGTGGTACAACACCAACCACAGCTCTTACTACTGGTCCTGAAACAGTTGAAAGACCACCTGTGGCTCCACCACCTCCAGTAGCTCCACCACCTATAGATACACTACCACCACCAATACCTTTCGGACCGGGGCATCCTTTATGGGACCCAGTTCGTGATCCTGCACCTGCACCAGCTCCTGCACCTGCACCAGCTCCTGCACCTGCACCAGCTCCTGCACCTGCACCAGCTCCTGCACCTGCACCAGCTCCTGCACCTGCACCTGCAGCAGTAGAACCTGAAAAAGACCCATATGACACAGGTTCATCTTTAGGACAATGGCTGAGTGAGGAAGGTAATAGTAACAGAAATTTATATAATATAGAAGGTGATCGTTCTTCTGGCTATTTAATGGATATATTCTGGATTGATCCTACTAATGGTCAGATTGGTTTTACGGATGAAGGTTGGAGTAGAGTTCCGGGAGAATCACATAACTTAGTTTTTAGAACTCAAGATGAAGCAATAGAATTTTTAGAAGGTCGTGCAAGATGGGAAGAAACTGGATCAAGCTCTATAGTTACTACACCTGTTGAAGGTGAAAGTGATGATTATTGGACTTGGGATGCAGAAGCTGGAAAGCATGTACCAACTCCAGCAATGATAGATTTACAACGTGAGAAAGGTTATCTTTGGGATTCAACTTCTGGAACATTTATAAAACCTGATATTGGTTTTGGTCAAGATACTGGCTTAACTCCTGAACAAATAAAAGAACGTCAAGAAAGATATGCTAGAAGTGCAGAAGGTTTAGAAGCTGCTGCTAGAGGAGAAGGTTTACCTGCAGGTGCTGTTATTGATCCTGAAACAGGTGTCTATAAAGTGCCAGAAGGAGAAGCAGGTACTTATGAAACAATGGACCCTACTTATAGACCTGACGCAGAAACAGCTCAATTACCTACTGTTGGAGAACAAGTTGAAACTGGTACAGCAGTAACTGCTGCTGCACCTAGAGAAGTAACAGCAGATACTTATACTGCTAAAGAAGTTACTGAAGCTGAAGCTCCTATTATAGACGATGTAACTGGTAATGTAAGCCCTCAGGCAGTAGCTAATATGCAAACACAAGCTATGACTTTAGCTGCCACTGGCGTAGATGTAGATACTCAACAAGCTGCTGGTGCATTAGCTGATAGAGTTGTTGGTACGTTTAGACCTGAAGCTATAGCAACTGCTGTTAGTGTTACTGGTACAAACTTACCTAAAGTTCTACGAGCTAAGAAACAATTAAGACGAGCAGGTTTATCTGAAGAAATGATAGCAGAGCTTGGCAATAATCCTGCAGACTTAGAAGCTCGTTTAATGGACTTTACTGAAGCAGAACGAGGTATGGTAGAAGGATTACCTAACGAAGCTTTAGTAAGTACACAACTGGATAATTTATTATCAGGTCTTCAAGATGGTAATATTCCACAATGGGCAAATCCTGCTGTGGCTGCTGTTAATCAGATTATGGCAGAGAGAGGACTAGATGTTTCTACAGTTGGTAGAGATGCTTTATTTAATGCTATTGTACAAACAGCTATGCCTATGGCACAGTCAAATGCAACATCTATTAAAGAGAGTGTTTTACAACAAAGAGATATCGAAGCACAGGCTTCACGTTTAGATGCACAATTAGGAACACAGACAGCTATATCTAATGCTGATAATGTATTTGATTTAGACTTAGCTCAGTTTAGTTCTGATGTTCAAAGAGAATTATCTAATAAGAAATTTTTACAGACTGTAACACTTACTGATACTGATAATGAACAGAAGGCTACTTTACAAAACGCTGCGTCAATGGCACAATTAGATGTAGCTCAATTAGATTCTAATACCAGACTAGCTGCACAGAACGCTCAAAGTTTCTTAGCTATGGATATGTCAAATTTGGATAGAAGACAACAATCAGAAATATTAAGAGGACAACAACATCAACAAAGACTGTTAAGTAATCAATCTGCTACTAATGCTGCTGAACAATTTAATTCATCAAGTCAAATGCAAACAGATCAGTTTATGGCTAATTTAGCTGCACAAACAGATCAATATAATAAGACACAGCTTAATACAATGGAACAATTTAATACGCAACAAGAAAATGCTGCAGAAGCTAGACGAGTTGCTAACGAAACTGATGTTGAGAAATTTAATGCACAAATGAAAAATACTATAAATGAGTTTAATGCTAAACAAGATTTTGCTAGAGAACAATTTAATACTACCTCTGCTAATCAAATTTTACAAGCTGATTTAAAATGGCGAAGAGATATTAGTACATTAGATACAGCAGCTAAAAATGCTGTAGTTCAATTCAATGCACAGAATGCTTTTCAATTGTCTACACAGGCTCAAGCATTTATGTGGCAGGAATTAAGAGATCAAGCAGACTATGCATTTAGAACTTATGATAACTATGAACAACGAAAAGCTTCCATGTATATAGCTATGCTTGGCAACGAAAGTGATAATTATGAAGAAGCTGATTGGGAAACAAGAATGAAAGCTGTTACCTCGTTGTTTGATGGCTTTCTAGAAGGAGGAGGTTAAAATGGGAAAAATAAAAAAACTCGCTAAGAAAATTGGTAGAGGTATAAAGAAAATTGGTAAGAAAATAGGTAAAGCTTTTAAAGGTGTTTTTGGAGGTATCACTAATAAATTAGGACCTCTAGGAACTATGGCTTTAATGATGTTCATGGGTCCGGCAGGTCAGGCTTTTTCTACTTGGGGAGGTGAAGCAGCCACAGGTTTTGGAAACTTTGTAAAATTTACAGGTGATGCAATGAATTGGGTAGCTAAAGCTCCAAAGAGAACTTGGGATAGTATTACTGATATGGTAAGTTCTGCATGGAATGGTATGACAACTAAACTGGGTCGTGAAGGAAGCTATTGGGATTCTATTAGTGGTGATTATACTGGTAAATATGATGAGCAAGGATTTTTAATAGATGCAGAATCTTATAAAAGTCCTTATGAGTTTGAAGCAGAAGACGCTGGTTTAGTCAAAGATGAAACAACAGGAAAATGGATTGAAGAAAAAGGTGTACTAGCGAAAGCAAAAGACTTCTTTACAGGTAAAGGTGACTTGGCAAAAAGAATTAAAGAAAAACCAATACTAGGAACTAAAACAACAGTTGGTGATGCTATGTGGGGAACATCAACAGCTTTTAAAGGTTATGGAATCTATAATGCTTTTAATCCTACTGATGCAGACTTAGGAAGTGGTTGGTGGAATAGAAATCTAGATGATGCTAATAATATGCTCTCACTTGCGAGTGATCAGGGCTCAAGAACTTTACCAACAACTCCAATAAGTTTAGATTTTGCACAACCATTAAATAATCAAATTGATTTTTATAAGGATAGATTTATAACGGCTAATGGATTTTTACCATCCTTACAATTAAGAAATAGTATAAATGATATAACTCCTTATGGTACTAATTTTGATGAGTACTTTATAAGTAATATAGGATAATAAAATGGCAAGAGAATTAAGTCAAGAAGCTTTAGAATTAGTTAATCCTTTGGATGGACCGATTCCTGGTGGTTCTTTAACAAATAGTCCTAATAGTAAACAGGCTTGGGAACAACCTCCAGAAATGACAGGACTAACTGAAGCTACTGAAAAAGTATTCTTATCTTTATTAGAAGAAGAAAATTTAGAAACTGTGGTGGACTTAATGGCTAAAGAAATGCCAATAAGTGATATTGCTCAGATGTTATTATTTACAGGCTTTGTTAAAGGTAAATTTAATCCTGACCTAATGACATTACTTATTGAACCAACTATGTATATGTTATTAGCTATTGCAGAAAAAGTAGGCATATCTAATCCAACTATATATAAAAATGAGCATATGGATAGAGAAGAAATGGATGCTGAAGATATTGCAGAAGATGTAAGAATAACTAAAAATTTTCAAGATGAATTAAGAAGACCACAAAGTTTGTCTGATTTAAAACCAACAGTTAGTTCAGCAACTATTCCACCAGAGTTGATAGAAAAACTAGAAGAAGTGGATACCAGTAAAATTGAAGCAAGTCTTTTAGGTAGACCAGTTGAAGAAGAAGAAGTTACTGAAGATGTAGATAGTCTATTACAAAGGAAATAATTATGGCAGAAGTAAGAAGCATAGATGAAATAGGAAAATCGTTATTAGCTAAACAGGCTAGTATACGTAAAAGTCAACGCAAGCGAAGTCGAAAGAATGAACGTATTAATCAGGCATTAGGAGTTCTAATGGCTGGACAAAGTGTTTTTCAAAGTGCGTTATCTAGACGTATGAAAGAATATGATTCAGTTAATAAATTATCGCAGTTAAGAACTAAAGCACAGACACCTAGAATTAATTATCAATCTAAGTTATATCAAAGTTTATTACCATATATAAAAGAAGGACAAGATTGGGAAACGAACTATGAGAATTGGAAAAAAGATAATGTGGGTAAAGAGGAATTTATAAATCTTACTATACCTAAAATTCATACATTAATAGAAGGACAACAAGGTTTTGGTATATACGAGAAAACAGACCTTGTAAGTAGTTATAGACCTCTTGAAATTGCAGGAGCAGAAAAAATGGCTAAAGAAAGTTTTAAACATTGGGATGCTTTTCGTTTAGGATTATTGGAATTTACTGGAACTGAATTAAGTAATGATGAAATGCTTAAACTATATACTTCACTGGACCCTGCAGATACTGATATTCGTAAAGCTCAGATTTTTAATGAGCATGTTAGTCGTATGACTGGAACACCTGTTAGCCCAGCTAATCTTAGAAATTTATTTTCTAAATTAAGTTTTGGACTAATTAAACCTACAGAAGAAGGAAATATATTTAGTCGAATAAGTGATGTTCCTCCTGAAATTGCTGCTTTTCAAAATGTTGTTAAACTTATAGATCATGATGCATTACTAATGGAAGTAGTTAGTACAAAATTAGCAACTCATCGAAACTGGGAAAATATAACAGTCGAAGATTATGGAAAAGTAGAAACCTTATTTGATTCGATTTCTGGAAATGAAGAGAAATTTGAAAGAAATAATCTATCACATTCTATAGGAAAAAATAGATGGGATGAAGCTAAAGCACAAATAGATTATAATCCTTCTTTGAAATCTGATATAATTACTAAATCTGGAGGATTAGCTAATCGTTTTTTACGTGATTCTAATTTCAGAAAAGAGATAACAAAAAGATATGCTGCTGGAGAGTACACTCAAGAAATACCAAGTTCTAATGAAGTTAAACTCTTTGAACAGAGAATAACTACTCCAATAGGAGCACGAGAAATAGCTATTATGACAGTAATAGGAACATCATTTAAAGATAAACAAAGTATGTGGAGGTGGGATGTAAAACCACATAAAGGTGATAATTTTGATGTTGATTTTTCAATCATAACTAACCTGCTCAAACCTGCTTATGAACTTAAGGATGGTAAATTAACACCTACTAATCCATCCGGGAATGTTACAGAAGAGGACCAAATAGGATATGTTCAAGACCTTCATCAAGATCAAGAGATACCTTTTACTACAGAAGAGAAAGATAAAATTTTAGATACTATCCCTGATCTATCTCAAGTAACAAGAGATAAAGCAATAAGAGATTTAGATGCTGAAGAAGATGATGAATTTTTATTTGGTGAAGAAGATGAATACCATAGAAATGTAACACCTTTTGGTCCTTCTCCAGAGGAAGGAGCAAGACGTAGAAAAATAGTAAGTGAAGGCTGGGAAAACCTTAAGTGGGAAGCAGGAGATAGAGCAGCTTTAGAAAAGTTTGCTACTACTGGTAAAACTACAGGCTCTTATGGTAGGGAGACTAGATTTTATGAGGCACTAGAAAGAGCAGGATTACCTAGAAACGCTACGCAAGAAATGGTTAGAAAATATTTAGAGAGTTAATACATGCCAAATAACGTATTAAACGATTACCTTAATGCTCTCCAATCTACTGAACCTGAAGAAGAAGAAAAAAGAAAAGAGAGTCCTCACTTTATAGCTGCTTATAGTGCTTATCAAAATTCTATAACACCAGAAGTAGATAGACCTACACGAGACATAGGTACTCAAAATTATTTAGACAAATATTCTCAAAGTCTAAATGCCCCACTACAGCCCTCCACTCGCAGAGGAGCTTATACCTTAGATGATTTAGAAAAAGACCCTGAGTTTCAACTTCGTGCTGAACGCTTTATGGAGGAGATAGGTAAAGATGAAGAAATCTTTGAGTATCTCCGTGATCCTGAGTTCAGCATCTACTCCGCAATGGACCTAGCTTCTGAAGTTGGAGAATGGTCAGACCAAGCAAAACAAGATTATACTTATCTTAAAGATACCTTTCAAAATGCCGATCTAGGCAGTACCAGACAATTCATGAAATTAATGGGCAACGCTACAGTTGATCTGTTAGCTGATCCTTTTAACTGGTTAGCTGTCGCTTTCTTTCCTTTAACTGGAGGTATGTCAGGTGCTGCAGCCGTTGCAGCTAAACAGACTGCCAAACAAGGACTCAAGAAATACGTCAAATCCAAAGCAACTAAAGAAGTTTTAGAAGCTGCTAAAAGACCTGCTATATTAGGAGCAGCCGAAGGAGCAGCGTGGGTTGGATCACACGATTATTTTTTACAAAATGTAGATGTTGAATTAGGTTTAAGAGAGAGTCTGGATAAATCTCAAGTTGCAATTTCTACAGCTTTAGGTACAACACTTGGAGGTTTTTTTGGTGGTACTATTGGAGGTTTAACTGTATTAGCTCCTGCTCTTTATAGAAAATTAAATAAATTTTCGAATGAAGGTGAACTTATAACAACAAAAGTAGATCGTAAAGCAGAAGCAGAAGCTTATGATCTTCTATCAGCAAATAATGCTGTTAAAGAACCTCCTAAAAAATTAGAAAAAGGTAAACGAGCTATTTCTCTAACTTTTGGTAAACCTGTTGCACAGTTCTTAGGCTTTGCTGATAACTCTGCTAAGATGCAGGAATTGTTAGGTAAGTTTAGATATGATTGGGCTAGGACATTTACTAAAGGTGCTCAAGCTGTAGAGGCTGACTCTTATGGTTTAGACCTAAGTAATGTTCTACATACAAATTTATATGAGATGAGAAAGGCATTAAATAATCTCTATAGAGGAAGTGATGTTTGGAGAAATACTCTTAGACAAGATCAGAACGATGCTCTTGCTTATTTATTAAGAGATAAAAAGTTATTAGATCGTGCTATAAGTACTGGTAATGTTAAATATGAAGGACAACTTATAGATAGAGTTGTTATTGATGCAGCTAAAGATGTTAGACTCTTATTAGATAATATCTTTAAACAGGCTGCTGATCAGGGCTTATTAGCTTCCGGTAGATTTAATTCTCAACATATTAAGGGATATTTTCCTCGTTTCTTTAAATATCAGGCTGTTGTTGATAATAGAAAAGACTTGGAAAATTTAATCTATAAGTCTGGTCATGCTGATATTAAAAATTCTTATTCTCAAAAAGATTATATAGAAATCTTTGCAAAAGATATAGATACTGATAAAATTCTTCATGCTACAGAAACAGAAATTGTAGGTAATAAAGTAAAAGGTCTTCGAGCCGATGCTGATTTAATTGATAAAGAATCTTTTGGTAGAAACTTCTTAAAGGATGCAGAAGGTAATATGGAGAAAGCTAAACGCTTAAAATCTGAAGCAATCGTTCAAGATATCATAGATCGTAAAACTAGCCCCTTCCAATACAGTTCAAAAAATAATGCTGGTGGAGGGCATAGTTTTTTACAACACAGAGTCTTTGATAAAATTTCAGATCAGGACCTAGCTCCTTTTTTAGAAGGAGATGTTGAAGACGTACTTACCAACTACATAACAGACGCAGCCAGAGCTACTACCAGAACTAAGTTTTTCGGTAGAACTGTACAGGATTTTGAAAGAGATTGGCTTGATCCAATACGCAGAGAATTAGGAGATTCTGGTGTAGAAGTAGATGAAATTAATGAAGCAATTAGAAGACTTAGAATTATGCATGAAAGGATAACTGGTTTAGATACTGATAAGATTGCTTTTAAAGGAGGTTTACGTTGGGGCACAGATTTTCTTAAGTTATCACAACAGATGGCTCACTTACCTTTTGCAACTATATCAAGTTTAACTGAGCCTATGATTCTTTTAACTAGAATTGATACCGGTAAATTACCAGCAGCTAAAGAAGTAGGTAAAGCTTTAGTAAAAGGAGTTAAAAAAGATATAGATAAATTCACAGACTTTGTAAGACGAACCAGTGGAAAAGACGTTAAAGGTTTTAAAGATATTGGTGATGAATATTGGGAAGAAGCGTACAAATCAGGCTTGGCAATGGAACAAGCTGTGCAAAGTCTTATTGAAGGTTTATATGGTGAAGCTGCTCATAGTCCGAGATTAAGAAAAGTACAAAATGCTTTCTTTAAAACTAACTTCTTAACTCAGTGGACAGGAGCAGTACAAGTAGCATCCTTCACAACTGGTAAACGTTTAATCAGAGAGAATATACAGAAACTTCATGATGATGTTCAAGGTACTGCTAAGTTAAGTAATAGTAAAAGAGAATATTTAACTAAACAACTTTGGGAATTGGGTATTGATGAAAAAGAGGGAATGAAATGGTATAAAAATTCATTAACACCAGATGGTACATTTGATGAAGGCGTAGCTAAAGGAGCTGCTTTTTATATGAATAGTTATTTGAGAGGAGCTGGCAGATTTACTAAAGAGATTATTTTGAATCCCTCCACAGCAGAGGCGAACAGACCTTTGTGGTTCTCACATCCAGCCGGACAAATATTTTCACAGTTTGCAGGTTACCCAACTGTATTTAATAACACGATTCTTAAACGCTGGATCAATGAAGGAGCTTTTGAACATAAATTACAAACATCACCTAAGATTATTGGTACTGCTTTAGCTATGACGGCTGTGGCAACTTTTACCAATGCAATGAGGAGTCAGGGCAGGAGTTTAGAACGAGAGGATGGTCGTGTTATAACTGAAGCTGTACAAAGATGGGGAGGTTTAGGTCCCTTTGATTACGTTGAAAGATTTATTAGAAACAAAGAATATGGTAGTGGACAAGTCGGAGCAATGGTTAAAACTCCCTTCGGTCCAGTAGCTCAAGATGTGGTAGATGCTATTCTTTATCGAAAAGGATTTACTGAAATTGGTGCTACAAATTTACCTTTTTATAGTGCCTATCCTTATGAATGGAGAGAAGCAATAAGAAAATTTGCTAGAGGTTCTAAAGATAAGAAACCTAAAAAAGTTACACAGGCTTTTTATGCAAAAGGTGGTGAAGTTCATAATGTACCTAATGTACCTGTTGAACCTGATGAACGTATAGATCGTATGACTGGTAGACCTTATACTGAACAAGGAGGAATATTAGCCCAAGATGAAGAAGAAAGATTAGGTTTTATTTTTGGTGGAGTTGCCAGTCGTTTAGCTCGTTTTGCACCTACTAAGTCACTAAAAAAACTTTTACTCGGTTTAGATAGAGAACCAGAACTGGATGAACTCACGCAACACTTAACTCAAGATGTGAGAAGGGATACACCAGTTCTCCAATCTGAAGATACAGTTAGTATTTATACACCTAAAGAAGCTAAGAAGTTTGCTGACGACTCGGCTTACTTTGATGAAGACGATGTGCTACGTTATTCGTATAGTAATAAAATTTCTGATCTGGAAGAAGAGTTAAGATATTCCACTATGGTTGGAGCACACGTGGGCGATGAAAGTATGCTGGTAGGGAAAACTTTTAGAGAGGGTGTTGAATCTTATGTAGATAAGGAAAAAGGATTTATTCCAGAAATAAGTGATATAATAAGAAGAGATCAACAAGAAATTAGCTCAAGAATAGCAGGTCAGCCGGGTACTGAAGAACTACTAACAAGAGTAGGGAACAGAATAGAAGCAGATTTTATTGAAGGCATAGCTCAACATCTGGACCCACTTCTAGAACGAGCAGAACTTCAGCATTATCAGCATAGTCTTATGCGGGATTACAATTTCAAAAACTACAAAAGTACAGTTAGTAAAGTAGGTTTAAAAATCAGCAAAGAATTATCTGAAAAAGATAAGAAACAAATACTACGGCTAAATAAAAGAATAAACCATATTCGTGGAGACATAAGAGAGATGAATGAGTTGAAAGGGAAGAGTAGATTTCCTTTGAATAAAGAAAGGTTAGATGATATGCTCAGTCGACAAAAATCTGATTTAGACTACGCAGTAAGAGAACGTACTTCCATAATTAGACCTTATCTACGAGCAGAAACAGTTGACCTCACCGGAGATATCACAAGAGCTCCAAAGACTAATGTACACACAGGTAAAGTGAGACTGGTTAATCCTTTAAATCTAGGTCCAATAAAAGAAGGCGAGTTACTAGGTGCAGAGTTTGTTCGTTCTCTCAACCCAAATGTTACAAGACGTAACAATATTATAGAAAACTCATTACTCCCCAACAAGACTGCTTCAAGAATAGTCTCTGATCTTCTTGATGAGTATGATGAGACTGAATTTCTTATTAGGCAAGGAAAAGCTACTGAAGCTAACCAACACCTATTCAATATCCAACAAAGTATTAAAGCAAGAAACGCTTTAAAGGAATTAGGTTACGATGGTATCAGGTATACGACTGCCGGAAGTACTAGACCTAACTATGTCCTCTTCAACAATAACCAATTTAGAACAACAAAGACTGGTAAATACCTAGAAGAAAAAGGCGAGATGACTCGTTATAAGCCAATAACTGAAAAAGAAGCTAGACTAGGAAGAGGCACAGAGTCTTTCGATGAGTGGTACGAAAGAAACCTCGAAGAATTAGAGATAATGGCAAGAGAGGAAGGGTATTATGAGGGCGATTTAACTGATTTGGATATATATGCTGAAGCCAAGTGGGATGAAGGTTGGGGAAGGTTTACTGAATGGACTCAAGGAGCACCACTAGGTTTGTATTCAAAATCGTTTGAAGCTCTGCAGAACTTGCCAAAGAATAGTAAAATCTTTATAAAGAATAAAGAAGGTATTCCAGTATTAACTGTAGAGAGAATGGAAAAACAATTAGGCAAGGCAGGTCTAAAGAAAGCTGAGATTGAGGGTGTTAAAGATTATCTGGCAGCAGATACACTTCCTAAAAAGGCAGAAAAAATTCAAAACGAGATTAAGATTTTAGATGAAATGTATCAATTGAGTGATGAATATAATTATGCACCACGAGAAGAACGTAGATTAGGTGAAGTTTTAGAGAGAGAATATAGGGCTTTAGTACCTGCGTTTAAAGAAATTATACGAACAACTAAAGGTGCAGAGGACTTACCTTCTGTTTATGAAAGTATAGAAACTATTACCTTTGGTGATAGGCTTGGAACAGGAGCAAAGCAATTTGAGAAACTAAGATTACTAAAAGTAAAAGAAAATATACAAGTATTGGACCAAATAAAAACAGCACCTAAACCAGAGTTCACTAAAGAACAAATCGTAGCAGCATCACAAGGAGTCTTTAATAAGCTAAAAGATATTAAAGTACAACACATAAACAGAGCAAATGCACTAAGAGAGCAAGGTGCTGGTGAAGAAGCTATCTTAGGTGGAGTCTCTGCAGATATAGCAGACTATGATGTGGTTAGAATCTATTTAAATGATGCAGAGTTATGGAAGCAATCTAGAGGTGTGTCGGAGATGCCGATGACACATTTTGGTGCAAAGACAATCGGTTGGACCAGAGCAACTAAACGAAAGAAAGGTGATACTGAGAAAGAGGGCTATGTCAAGTTCATAGATGAACTGCAACGTGATGGCACAGATAGATTGATTAAAGAACCTTTTAAATCCAACGATTATCGTATGGCTTTACTGGCTCGGTTGAGACATGAAGCTAACGATCCCTCCATAGATGAAGTAGCTCTTAATCATATGGACCTTGTTAATACAATGGGAGGGATTCATGTGCCTCAAGCATCGTTAACACAGTGGTATCATCCAACCAAAGGACAGTTTGTAGCTGATATGAGAGATGTTGCCAAAGAGTTTGGTGGTAAGGTACAATACAAAACGTATCCTTTCCTCCCTACAAAAGATGCTCCTGCTTTTGTCTATAAGAACACTGGACCTGTTGAAGAATATATGATACCCGGTTTGGATGATGCTATTACAGAGTGGGAAAGGAAGTTAGCTGGCTTGATGGCAAGACAAAATAAATTGCAGGAAACTGCCCCACGTGGAAGTACTCCAAACAAGCTTGAAGAAGCTATCAAAGATTCAGAAGATGGTCGCAGAACTTTACAAAGACTACAAAAGGTACGTAAAGAGCTTAAGATTTCTAGAAATGATTTAGATGCAAGAATAAAACAACAAGCAGGTTTTCTTGAAGGTACTACACGCTCGGAAAGAGCTACTAGAAGAAGAGATCGTGATTTAGCTGATACTATTGTACCTTATGTAGAACGTGATAAAAGAGAATTAGAAATTCTAGTAAACGCTAAAAAAGAATTTGGTGATGATTATCATTTACTTAACCTAACTAGAGAAGAAGTAAGATTTTTATCTGATCTCATAAACTTTGGAGAAACACCTTCTGGCTTGTGGCAACCATTAAGTCCACCTACAACTCAAAAAAATATAGATGATATTATGGATTGGTTTGATTTCTTAGAATCAACAGGTGCAGAAGCCTATGAAGTACCTTATATAACTTTAACTGATGAACTACGAAGAAACTTATTAACTAAACCAGCTCGTTTATTTAAGAAAGAAGGTGGACTAGTAGGACAGATGGATAGGTTAGGCTTTGCTGAAGGAACTAGTTCAGCAGAAGAAGATAATGTTTTAGATAAGTTTCTTGCTACCATAAAACGATCACTGGATAAAGGTAAAGAGTTCACACAAACTACTAAAGATATACTATCAAGTACAGATTTTAGATTATATTCAGATGCTGTTATAAAAAGAAAAAAAGAAACTATTACAGAAGATTGGTTTACTAAAGAAGAGCTTGAATCAATACAGGATGACGTAGCATCCCTATTTGGACCAGACAGATATCGAAGTTCTTTTGCCACCCGAAGTAAAAACATAGACCCAAGTGCTAATACAATTAGTATACCTCATAAGTGGCTGTATCAGAGCGAAGGAACTCTTCCTGTGTATCAAGTTCTTGGAACAAGCATTATAAAAATAGCACACAAAAAACCTTATAACTCTGCAAATATAGAAGTTTATGATGAATATGATTTTAATTATAGGCAGGGTGGCAGGGATAATTTTTTAAAACAAGGGATAAATTTATTAAAAAGTATGTTTACTGGAGATTACAGAGCTGTAGAACGAAGAGCAATGAGACTAGCTGAAAAATATGGTGCTTATGTATTACCTGATGAGGAGACTGCAAAGAAAGAAAATCGAAAAGCTAACTATGTTCCTATAAAAATAAATATTCCTGTGTCGGACATTATGGACGAAGACACTTGGAAGTCTTATCAATCTAAAATTACATACAATGATTAAAGACCAAGATAGAGAAGACTTTGACAAAGGTGGTGAATGATCTATCAAACCTTCTTAGACCATCTTAAACTCAGGGAAGGCTATAGGGAAGAGGTCTATTTAGATACACTAGGCAATCCTACCTGTGGTGTTGGACACGTACTAAGCTCTGCAGAGAATGATCAGTATGCTGTAGGTGAGGTCATTGAAGCAGACATACTAGATACTTGGCTATCAAAGGATGCTGAAAAAGCATGGTACTCAGCAGCCCAACAACTCCATGACTTAGGTATAAATAATCTGGATTTCTTATTGGCTTTAGGCTCAGTGAATTTTCAACTTGGTACAAATTGGCAGCATAAGTTTCCTTCAGCTTATAAAGCTTTGAAAGCTAGGGATTATGAGGAAGCCATCAACCAAATTTCTACAGGTTCTGGTACAAATGGACAATCTAAATGGAAGGAACAGACACCAGTAAGGGTGGAAGATTTTGTTAAGGCTATCGAGACCTTGACAAATTAGTAAGAGGTACTATAATGGTACTATATACAGAGAAACAACTTGAAGATGCGTACCGAAAGTATTGTTATTATCAGATAAAAAAAGATTTTTCTTTTATGCAGTTGGAAGACTTTAGAATAATGTTTGAAGATATGATGTTAGTAATATACACAGAAGAAGAAGAGTAAACAATGTCTTTTCCTTTTGAAATAATAACCATGTTAGGCTCAACTCTGATATCAGGGTTTATGAGCATGTGGTCGCAGTCATTAAAGGCTAGACAACTACAGCAACAGTTGTTATTGGCAAGAGCAGATATTCAACACAAAGCTTTTAAAGCTGCGAGAGAATATGAGAACACAGGCTTTCAATGGACTAGAAGAATTATAGCTTTAACTGCTATTTTTGCTATTGTATTATTACCTAAAGTTGTAGTAATATTCTATCCAGACATTGAAGTTACTGTAGGTTACCTTCAATTCAAACCCGGATTTTTATTTGTGGCTGAGAAAGAAGTATTGAAATGGATTTCTTTTACAGGCTTGGTGATAACACCACTGGATACTAATTTAGTAGCAGCTATAGTGGGTATGTATTTTGGAGGCAGTTTAGTTAGAAGATAGGAAAAACTATGGATAATTTAATAGGATTGATAATCATTTTGGCTTTAGTAGGATTTATAATCTATACTAAAAAGCCAGAGTGGTTTGACAAGATTTTAGGCTTTTTTAAGAAGTCTAAATAGAGCCTGTTTAAGGCTCAAAAACTGCTAGGCATACACAGGTACGTCTAGCTTTATAAAGTTCTCTTAGAACGGCTCTATGGGCGTCTAAGAGGTATTAATAACTCGCTTATAATTAAGGAGAAAAGAAATGGTTATAAAACATAACTTGGTGGATTTTTATTCACCCTCATTTGCATCTATGTTCGTTGGATTTGATAGGTTGTTCGACAGCTTATCAAGGGCTACTGAAGTATCAGTACCTACCTATCCACCTACCAATGTGAGTAGAGATGGAGAGAACTACACTATCGAAATGGCTCTAGCAGGGCTTGACGATAACGACATAGACGTTGAAGTACAAGAAAATACTTTAACAATAGTGCACGAATCGTCTGAAAAAAAGGAGGAAGGCAAACTCTATCAAGGAATTGCCCAACGCTCTTTCAGACGGCAATTTAAATTGGCTGACGATATAGAAGTTGTTGGTGCGAGCTTGAAGAATGGTCTTCTATGTATTAACTTAACTAGGTTCATTCCAGAGGAAAAGAAACCTAAACAAATTAAGATTGAATCGTAGATGAAATCAGTTCAGACATGGCTGGTAAATGGTATAACGGAAGAACGGAAATTAAAGAAAAGAAAAAAGGAGAGAGAGATCGAATTAGTCGTGCTCGTAGGCACAGGATTATTATGCGTGTCCTCTTTATTTATCTCATTATTGACATACTCGTAGACTTTAAATTAATTTAGTGGAATCACAATGGAGAAGTGTAGGATAACTACGTCTAAAAATTGCGAACCTTGTTATCAGGGAAAGTTTTGGGAGCACACCACAAAAACTTTCAAAACTTGGAAAGAGTTACAACAAGTTAAAGAGTAACTACTGTATTCGAGCATTAAGATTTGCTTCAATAAGATTGTGTATCTTATCAAATTCTACTTGAGCTAATTTTATTGTAGTCTTTAAAGTATTAAAAATAACAGGATTAAATTTTTCTTCTAATTGATCTATATCACTGACGCTTCGTTCAGTAATAACTTTTCCTTTCGTATCAATCAATAATTTATAGCTTACTAAAACGGCTTCATTCTTTTTCATTTTGAATTTCTGTAAAGGTTAGACTTCCGTGATCTCCTCTCAAGCCAGCTTTCATATACGCTGTAGCTCTCCCTTCAAAAAAGTTTTGGTGTTCAACTCCGATTACTTCATCAAGCCAATCCAAAGGATTGTTTTGTTGGTCATAGTTTGTTCTAAGACCAAGCTGTAGTAATCTCCTGTCAGCTATGTATCTGTTATAAGCATACATATCTTTTTTAGTTAGACCTTCAATGTTGCCCATAGCAAACACAAGGTCAAGGAACTTATCTTCTAATTTAACCATCTTCCGACAGATAGCATAAAGTTCCTTCTTAAACTTATCTGTCCATATATCCAAGTTCTCTTTAATAAAATCCCTGAATAGCTTTGTCATTGCCTCAACATGTAATGATTCATCACGTATGGAGTACGTAACTATCTGCCCCATACCTTTCATCTTGCCAAATCTAGGAAAGTTTAACAGGATTGCAAAGCTACTAAAGAGTTGCAGTCCTTCGGTGAAGGCTGAATAGACTGCTAAAGTCTTAGCAATAGCTTGTTTGTTCTTACGAGTAGGCTTAAAGTCTTTGATGTAATCATGCTTGTTTGCCATCTCTTCATACTCTGAGAAAGCTTTGTATTCAGTTTCCGGCATACCTACTGTATCCAACAACAAACTGTAAGCATGTTGATGTATGGATTCCATGTTAACAAATGCACCCATCATCATCCGAGCTTCAGGCTTTTTAAATATGGGCATAAATTTATCTACATAACCTGCACCGACATCTACATCTGACTGTGTGAATAGCCTAAATATTTGAGTCAACAAATTCTTTTCAGAGTCTGATAAGTCTTGCCAATCTTTGATATCTGTATGCAGAGGCACAGATTCAGGTAGCCAATGCATTTGGTTTTGCTGTACATAATAATCGAACATCCATTGATGATCGAAAGGTTTGTAATAGTCTCTATTTTTTAATAAGCTCATTTGTTTTCCTCCACTAATGAAGTTTTCATTGATGGTCCAACCATTCTAACCTTTGGTGTCCATTTATATTTCTTAGTCCGATCATAGTTAAAAGGTTTTGCCACTACAAAAGGATTATGTCTTTTACCTACCCAAGTAAAGAAGAAACATACCTGTATTGGATCAACATAATTTATCCAAACTTCAATAGCTAATCCATTACTTTCATGTGGATACATTCCTCTAGGAGAATACTCTTCACAATATTTTTCAATTTGTTCTTCATTCTCAGCAGCTAAGTAGTGCCAATTACCTAAGTAATCTTTGGCTTTAGCAAAAGCATATGTGCCTTTGATTTCACTGTAAAGTTTTTCTTTAATCTGAGACATTTAAAAATTATCCAACAAACACTTCAGTTTCTCTTCAGCAGTAGCTAGTTGCGTCATTAGTATATCCATTGACTCTATAATATGTGGGTGTTCTGCTACACCAACACTAGACTCAAAATAAACTTCAAGTTCTGCTTTAGCTATTGCTATATCTGCTTCATACTTTCTTTTTAAAGCATCAACTCTATTTTCTTTTCTTAGTTCTTCACTCATTATTTTCTCCTTCTTCAGCAGGTTTCATTACAAACATTAATTTTTGCATAACCTCTTTATCAATTACACAAACATTGTCTAGATTTGTAGTAACAAATACTTCTTTCTTCGTAAAATCAGAAAACAATAGAAGTATAACTACAATTAATCCAAGACTAATACCGATTGTAAAACCTATTAAATTATTTTTCATTCTTTTCTCCTTCTTGTGGTTCTGTATCCCATACATTTAAATTAGCTGCCACAGTTCTTCTCTCTCCTTTACCAAAGAAAGGATAGACCATGTGTTGCATCCATGATGGGAACATTAGTTGTCTACCCACTATTGGTTTTATTGAAGCTGATTGTGGTGGTCTTAATCTTTTAGTATTCATTATCTCATTACGACCATAAGTGAAAGCTAAGAAGCCATCACAAGCTCCTGAAGCTCCATATAATGAATACAGTCCTTCGTTACTTTGCTCATGTTCACCTAACTTACCAATCTGTTTAGGTACTTTAGTCCATGTCGTGGTAGATATACCAGTAAGGGTCTTAGTACCATGATCGTGTATAGGATTGTAATCCCCTTCATAACTGTGAACTGACCATAGCTCGTCTATATCTACTGCTTTATTGTTAAAGTAATGTCCTGTTACATCGCCAAAAGCTTGTAAATAAAACACTCCCATAGCTGTAATAAATTCATAGTAGTCTTTTAATTTTTCATCTGTATGATCCATCAATAGCTGTTCGCCTTGATGTATCTGTCCAACCAAAGTATGTGAAAGAGATTTTCTATCTTTATCTTTTTTATAAACATCTAGATAAGTATTCAAATCTTTTATTAGCTTCTTAGGTAATTGACATTCCATCATAAGTACAGCAGGTAAATTATGTACCTGTAAGTTTACTTCTTCTGCATTAAATTCCATATCAACCTTCACAACTTAAACATTCAACATCTTCTAACTTAACTCTAGGTATTTTTATATTTACATTCTCAGCAGACCTAGCCGCATTCGATCTAAAGTAATACAAAGATTTAAGTTTATGCATAGCATACCAATGCACATCATTAACATACTGTAGGTAATCATCATGCACTTCCTGTGGCTCGGTAGCTTTAGGCATGTTAAAGAATAGATTAACACTTTGACTCTGACAAATATATTCCTGTCGCATGTGTGCGTGTTCTACTAGATATATCTGATTAATCTCTGGAGCAGTTTTAAATATCTCCTTCTCGTCTTCGTCTAATATATCCAAGTGTTGTACAGAACCATTAGTTCCTGTTATATCTTTCCATACCTTTTCTCTTTCCTCTACGTTAAGTCCTTTCTTCTTTAGTAGCTTATCTAAATATTTGTTTCTGACTTGATAGCTGCCTGAGAGCGTCTTGTGCGTAAACGAGTTAGCACGAAATGGTTCAATACTAGGGGAAGTTCCACCACATATAATACTAGAACTGGCATTAGGAGCGATAGCCAACAAATGAGCATTACGCTGATTGCTGCCATGTACATCAGGAGCTTCGCCACGCTCTTCAGCAAGTCTCTTGGTAGCTTCCACAGCTTTTCTTTTGATGTACGAAAACATGACATGGTTATTACTAGTTGACTGTAAACCTTGAAACGGAAGCCCTTTACTTTGGAGATAAGCATGAAAGCCCATCGCTCCAAGCCCCAACGACCTCTCTCGGTAAGCCGAATAAGCAGCTTTGACCATTCCTTCTTTTTCTTTTTTAACATAATTTTTAAACCTCTTAAAGTTTGCATTGTATCCACCTAGTCCTGAAGTATCTACAATCGCTTCGATAAAATGTTCTAACACATTATCAAGCATAGTTATTAAATCATCTATGAATTGTTCCTTCTTCTTCCACTTATCAAAATGTTCTAAGTTGACACTAGATAAACAACACACAGCAGTTCGTTCTTCATTAGTAGGTAGTACTATCTCGGAACATAAATTACTTTGATTAATTTTTAAACCTAAATCTTTTTGTCCTTGTGGTAATTCTTCATTACAACGATCAATGTTAATTAGATAAGGTTCACCTGTCTCTGCTCTGGCATTTAATATCTGCCACCACAATGCTCTAGCACTGACTATCTTAACAGCTTCACCAGATTTAGGATCAATCAATCTCCATTCTGCATCTTCACGCACAGCTTTTAAAAATTCATCAGTTATATTAACTGCGTTGTGAATATTGAGACACTTCCTATTTATATCCCCACCGGATTCCTTACGCATGTTTATAAATTCTTCAATCTCTGGATGTGATATATCTGAATAGGCTGCATAGCTTCCTCGTCTGGTAACACCTTGATTGAAGGCAAGCATTTCAGAGTCTACTACGTGCATGAATGGAATTGATCCAGTAGAACGAGAACCATGCCTAGTTGCAATCCCATTACTCCTAACATCTCCCCAATATCCACCGATACCTCCACCCGAACTCGCCAACCATATATTCTCATCATAATGATCAGAGAGACCACGCCTACTATCAGGTACGTAATTGAGAAAGCAGCTAATAGGTAAACCACGAGTCGTTCCTCCGTTAGAAAGTATAGGAGTACTAAACATAAACCAACAATCGGAACTGTACGTATAAAGTCTTTGGGCAAGAGCGAAGTCAGTCCTACCTTTATAAGTTGCACCAAATATACTAGCCCTTGCAAAAGCTTCTTGAGCATAAGTTTCTTCCTCCCATAAATATCTATCTTTTAATGTATCCAAACTAAATTTATCCAGCTTGGATTCCTTATTATAATCTACTTCTATTCCTAAATAATCAGTCATTGGTAAATAATCCTTTATTTGTTTTAGATTGGTGACTTGTTGAAAGTAAGATTATAGCATAATGTATAATTTTTAGCAAGTCCTGATAATCTTTTCCATTCTTTTTTCCGTATCTCATAGCATACTTCATAATATTTCCCATACAAAAACCTTCTCCATGTCCTGCGTCAACAATCATATCTGTAGCCTGATACTTTCCATCCGCATAATGTTGTTCATATGTTTTATTTATATGTCTATGAACTAATAATAGTATTTCTTCTTCATTAAATTTATATTCCATAACTCTCCTCAGTGTATTTGTGTTCCTCTCGGAATCCCTGTTAATCTAAATTCTATTTCATAGTCAATTAATTCTTGTAGACGCATGATTAAGTCCATATCTATATCTTCTAACTGACCACCTCTATTGATCAAGCCACCAATTAATAATAGTAAGTCTTCTAAAGTAGCTTCTTGGAAAGGAATCTCAGGCATTTGAATTTATTAAATTTTCTAATTTTAAGTTAATATCTTTTTTTAATTTTTTCTCTATCCATTTATGATTCATAAAAGAAAGGTGAATTGTTCCTCTACTAACATAATATTTATCATCAGGTAGAGCTTGATCTAAAAGTTCAGGTGTAATTTTTTGATCTTTAGTTAATAAACTATTAATCCATTCAAGCTGAAGTTCTAATGTTCGTCTTCTAATTAATTTACTTTTCTTCCCATTCATCTGTAATCTCTTGTACTCTAGGTTCAACTGCTACTTCTGTAAAGAAGGCAGGTCCTCTAGCGTAATCAAATATTCGTAGTCCTAATCCATTGTTGGAATCTTTATGACATTCAATCTTATGTGGACACCACACACACTCTCTTGGAAGTTTAAAATTACCATGAGTTCCGTCTGCTATCGGTTGATAACATAACGGAGGTGGTTCAGGCTTTTTTAATTGGGTCTTCCTTGTATTAATCTTAGTCTTTATATCAGGCTTGTCAAGTTCATCTGGTTGAAAGAACCATAATTCTCCAGTTTCTTTATTGATAACTAGGAAACCTCCCTTGTTTGTACCTTCAGCAGTTTCATAACCTGCTAATTGTGACATGTATCCAAAACTATCATAGTCTGGAAGTGTACCATTCTTAAATTTGTTGAATGAAAAACCTGATGTTGATTTAATATCAACCACTTCACCATCTATCTTACAATCAATATGTCCTTTAATACCATTCACTTCTACTTCTTTCTGCTGATCAGTTAGTTTATGTCCTGATAATTTAACAAAGAACACAACCAGTGCCTCTAGTAAATGACCATACAAGAACTTAATGAGTAGTGTAGCCTGTAAATCTTTAGCTTTTATCTTTGAATTTCTATCATACCAAAGCTGACGAGCAGGTTTACCTATGTTAGACATACGCAAAGTCGGTTTGTCTTTTGGTTGTGCTGTTGCCCAACCTCGAATAGCATCTTTCATATCCTCACCAAACTGATCTATATCTTCATCAGATAGTTTAAGACCATCTCCTTTTGACAGAGGTTTAAGTGCTTTGTATATATCTTGTACTATATTTTCTAATTTCTTTTTCATTTTTTAGGTCTCCCCTTTACTCCATGATCCGCAAATTTTAGTTCTCTGGTATCTGGATTAAACATTAAAAACTTTACACCTAGTTTTTCTTGTTGTTTTGTTCTTCCTTTTTTAAACATAACTTTCTTACCTGTTCTATTTCTATGATCAGGTTGTGCTGTCTTAACATCAATAAGAAGTAGATTTCCTTTCTTATCCATTGCTATCATATCTATAGGACCAGTACATCCTGAATTTTGAAAGACTTCATAACCACTATCCCATAACCAAGTGACTGCATAGTATTCTGCAAAGTCTCCTTTTCTGTTTGTATTAAGACCATCACTATCTTGTTCATTTATATCTTCTTCAATCTCGAAATCATCAGATAAAACGAGTTGTTTAATGAGTTTCACTCCAATTCCCTCCTATTTTATATTCACCTGTTAAAGGACAACGCATGTTATAATACTCTCCTGCCTTTTCAATACAGCCTACAGCTAACTCTCCTACGAAGTCTACGATATCTTCTCTAACTTCCATTTGCCATTCGTCATGTATGTTAGCAACAAACTTAGCATCTAAAGCTTGTAGTTTTATTAAAGCCTGTAACATAATCAATGCTCTCTTCATAACTATAGCTCCACCACCTTGAAGTAAACTATTTAAAGCTGCGTAATCATTTCTAATAAATATCTTACGACCATCTAATCCCTTGAGGTAGCCTCGCTTCGCTGCTTTTCCAACTCTGTTCTTAAGTTTTTTAAATGCTGGGAGATTATCTAAGAAATGTTCTCTAATTCTTCTAGCATCTTTAGTGCTGCCACCGAGTATAGATGAAAGTTTCTGATCTCCTGCACCATAACATAGGGCATAAATAAAAGTCTTGGCTTTATCTCTTGATTTCAAACCTGCAAGTTTTTGATTAGCTGTGTGAATGTCTCCTTCTGTAACCTCCTTTGTGTACTCCTTGTTGTCCATGTAATGTGCTAACATGCGTAGTTCTAATCCACTAGCATCAACACCTACTAATTTATAACCATCTTTAACAATCCAACAGGCTCTACATTCTTTACCATATTCACTAGTTGAACTAGGAACTTGAGCCATGTTAGGTGCTCGATGTGACATTCTTCCTGTTATAGTACCAGTGGGTATAACAAAACCATGTACTCTGGAATCATCATCAACTGCTGTGATCCATGAATCAATCTGTGCTATTCTCTTTTGTAGCAGAAGAAACTCTGCTATTAAACTAGCTTCAGGTATATTTTTTACTTTAGCTAAAGAAGATTCATCCACAACTGGTTGACCTGTAGGTGTAAAACGATTTGGTTTCCATCCAAAGTCTGTAAGATATTCTCCTATTTGTTTACGAGAACCTAGATTAAACTCTTGTAACTTTTGTCTCATAAAGGGTTTGTATTCTGCTAACCAATCCATTTTAATATGGTCATCATATTCTTCTTTGGTTAAACCTTGTTTGGATAAAGTACCATCTTTTTTAAGTTTAGGTATTACTAATTTTATATCTACCATCTTAGGTTTAAATACCTTTTGAACTTCCTCTCGTACTTCAAACATTCTTTCTTTAAGAGAAGCCACTAGTAAAAGTGCTTCCTTCTCATTGAAAAGAAAACCAGTATCTTCCTGTTCTTTTAACACCAAAGTTACTGCATGTTCTAGTTTTAAGGATTCTTCATCAAAGTCTTCACCCTCTTCCAGTAGATATTGATATGTCTTTTCATTTATAAGTACATCAGTTTTACAACGTTCTAGCATTTCTTTAGAAAAACGATCCCATTCATCGTGGTCTTTCTTAAGAATATTAACTCTGTATCCCCACGTTTTTAAACCATGTCCATTCTCACGCACAGGATTAAATAAACGAGACATAACTAATGTATCTTTTATTACCTTTGTTTTTGATAAATCAATACCATGTAGTTTACTGATAACAGGAATGTCAAAGCCTAGAATGTTATGACCTATCAACGAATCTGCTTTGTTTAAATAATCTATGCCTTCTTTTATTTTGTTAGGTCCGAAGGAAACAACAGCTTCACCTAAAGGTTTAGCTGCAATACACCATATCTTATCCGGTTTTAAACCATTAGTTTCAATATCAATTACAATTTCTTTCATACTCCCTCCTAAAATGGTACATCATCTAAAGTTTCTTCATCTGTAATTTCACTCATACGCCCTGTTTCTGGATCATAAAGTAGACTACAAGCCAAACCTGTATCACCTGTGTACCTAGATTTAAGAACTCTTACTTTAGTTGTGTTAGCTTCTTCAGGGTCTTCAGCTTGTTGGTTTCTTTCTAAGGCTATTACACAATCACTTAGTTGACTTATTCCTTGAGAGCCCTTGAGGTGGGATAACGAAACTACGATACCTTGTTCGTGTCCTTTTTCACCTGCTGCTCTTCTAAGATGTGATACTAAAAACATACCAACACCTGTCTCTTCAACCAAAGAACGTAAACGATTCATCAGATTATCAATACCTCTACGTTCATCACCTTCGGTCAATTGACTTACCAGCATGTGTAAATGATCTATAACTATCCAACTACATTCACAACCTATAATCATGTATCTAAGTTTAGAAAATATTTCATCTATATCATTGCTGCCTAAGTGAGCATGAATAAAGACCTTATCTTTTTTAATAATCTTATCAAAAAATTCAGTAAGTTCTTCTTCAGTATACTTATTTCTTTTCTCTTCTAAGTAGATACGATCATTAGCTTCTATAGCTACAATACCATCAGCAGTTCTCAACCAATTCTCTTCAAGAGCTATGATACCTACATTATCTTCTGTATTTTTAATAAGATAATGAATAAGTTCTCTAGTAAAACTAGACTTACCTAAACCAGTTCCTCCTGTGAGAGTAACCAATTCATTCTTTCTCATACCGAAAAGTTTTTTGTTTAAACCTTCGTAAGGATACGCTATGCTTTTTTTAATTTCCCTGTGAAGCCATTTATCTTTAGCACTTGATAACTCCATAATTCCTGATGGAGTATATGTCTTGGCATCCCACCATGCTCTAGTAAACTGAGCATACTGCCCTTTTTCAAGCATGATGTTAGCATCTTTAAAACCAGTAGGCAAAGAAACTATTCTAGCTTTTCCCGGTTTTATAATACGTGCAACTTTTCTAGCTGCTTCTCGACCTGCCTTGTCGTTGTCAAAACAAATGATTACATTATCAAATGCTTCTACAAATTCAATACTGTCTCGTATATCTCTAACAGCACCTGCTGCACCACGTTTTATAGAAACTGATGCCCACTTCTTATCAAACATTTCATAAACTGCCATTGCATCACATTCGCCTTCGGTTATGGTAAGATACTTCCCACCTTTACCAAAGAGTTGTTCACCGAACAGTCCTGTACCTTCATAACCTCCGTCAACAACGAAACCTTTGGTACTTATAGTTCTGGTT